TCTTCAATTGGGGGACACAGTAGTGCATAAAGCTACTGAGTTTTTCACAATGATATATAATAAGACTGCTGAATTTTATAAATCAGCAAAAGATAGTATGGCTGAGCGTTTCACTGCTCAGGCAAATTTCTCTGAGATAGTAGAGACCGGATTTGATTTTACCTCACTCATTCCCCTTATGGGTGGTGGTATTTCAGTACTCTTGTCTTTGGTGTTTCTTAGAATGATGCCTGGAGGTGGAAAATTCGACAATATATTTAATCGATTCTCCCGAATTTCAGGAGTCATCAAATCTGTCCAAGATATAAATAAACTCGGATCTGGTCTAATAACGACTGCGATTGATGATTTTTGTAAAAATACTTTTGGAGTAGAACGACCAGTTATGGATGAATGGAGAAATGTAAATGCTTGGGTAGATGAAGTTTCGGCAATAATGAAGCCGGGATTTGAATCCGATCTGAAGAATAATGAGCAGTTGAAAAATACTGTTGAATCACTTCTTCAAAGAGGAATGGCAATACTTCGGACACTCGATTTGTTAAAAGTACCATTCACTGAAAGATCAGCAATTAATCAATGTGTCATGTTCCTTATGAGGGCACGTGAAACAGCTGGCAATTGTGGCGCAGGGCAAACTAAACCCCGTGTTGCACCAGCAATAACACATATCTTTGGAGCATCGGGGGTTGGTAAGTCAACTATTCTTTGGGCACTAATTGCTGAAATACAGGCAGCGCTTGGAGTTACTAAAACTTCTGATCTCCATGAGAAAACATATTTTCGACGCCCGGGAGCTAAATTTTGGGATGGGTACTCATCAGGTATCAATGTGGTTGTATGTGATGATTTTGGAGCAAGAAAGGACAATGAATCTAATCCAAATGAAGAATTTTTGGAAGCAATTCACATGTCTAATACAGCCTTTTGGCAATTAAATATGGCAGATCTACAAGATAAGAGATCTACATATTTTCAAGCTAAGTCTGTTATATGGACATCGAATAGATCAAGATTTGATATGTCTTCACTAACTAATGCGGAAGCAGTTATTCGTCGAGTCGATCTAAAAATTAGACAAAAACCACATCCAGATTTTGCTAAATCTGACACGCAAAACGGAATAGAAGTTCAGGTGTTAGATCAAGCTAAGGTTAATAAAGCCATAGCTGCGAAACAAAGTGGAAAACACACTTCGATGCTGGATTCAAAGAATCCGATGTTGGATTGTATTTTGTTTGATGTAATAGATAAGGATTCTCCTAATGATAATGTTATTGAAGGAGAGACAAACCTGAGTTTCTGGGATATTGCAGAACGAGTGGTGAATACGACCATTAATAATATGAAATATTTTGAGGGATTTCATCAATCTCTTGAAGATCATATGGATGACGCCATTCAAAGATGTAAATCAGGAACTTGGACACGTCCAAAGTTTACTGCGCAAGCTGGACAGCTTGAAAAGAGAAGTTGGGATTTTGTCATGAATCAAGTTTTCATGAACAAACATCGCACTCTTTCCAATTATTTAACTGGATCAGTGCACTTTTCACCATGGGATCACCAACAAGATTTCATGAATTGTAAGAGACCAACATCTCTTTTTGATACGGATATGAGACCTATAATGTCAGATGACAAATTTAAAGAATTGCAAAAATTATTCGCACCAATTAAGATGTCACAAGTAACATATGAAGAGATTGCTTACACACAAAGAATTGTGAGGTCGGCGTGTTTTTGTATGGATTCTGCAAAGGCTCACAAAGTCACTCGAGCGTGGTGGACTGCAAAAATTGCATTCGATCAAAAACTTCCAGGTGAAATGACTGATGATGTGTTTACGAATTTATTCATCACAGCCTGTAAGCAACTATATGGTGAGATTATTCCAATCTCAGAATCAGAACTCTGTTTCCATCAATATGATAAGGAAGAGA